CTTCTTGTGACCGGCGCGCATCGTCGCTTTCTCGCCGTCGGTCAGTGCGCGAAAGTCTGGTATGCCTTTGTAGCCCTTTACCTCAAGAATGATCTTGTCCCACAAGGCACAGGTCGCCAGCTCATCGTCGGTGACGATCCGCTCTTCGCGCGGGCTCTCCTCGACGATCTCCAGATTGATCGCCTTCTCGCGGTCAAGTAGCTCGATCAGCGTTGGCTTGCGTAGTCGATGCGAAACGATGAAGGGAGTATCGCCGCCCGGCCGGGCGTTGATGTGGACCTCGACGCTTTCGGCGTCAAATGGATATGCGGTATCGTTCAATGGTTCCTCCTACCATTTACCGATCGGACACCTGAGACGGCCGATCCTCGTCTTTGTGCGGATATCAGAACCAAACCATTGCGGACATCCGCACTCGCTGCAATGGTAGCCCGTCCGAGTTTCGATGATCGACGGGCAGGCCTGACAGATCGCCTGACGTCCGCGCTGGATGTGAGTGGCTGATTCACCAAAGCGGACCAGCCACCACATAGCGCGAATGAATGAGATTACACGCAGCACGGGCGAGGCCCTTCAACCGCGCCAAGCTCACCGCCGATGATCGTCTCGATCTCCTTGCGGGTAAGCTTCTTGCCTTCCGGCATCAGCGCGACGTCATTGCGCTGCATCGCGGCACGCCTGACCCGGTAGTATGCCGCCAGCGTTTTAGGGTCCATCACCTCCGGCTCGATGGTGAAGTCAAAGACATCACCACCACCAGCCGCCGGCTTTGGCGCTTCCGCTGCCTGCTCTGCCGTTGCTGTTTTAGACATATGAGCTGGTCTCCTGATTGATGACCTCGGCCTTGAGAGCGCCGCCAGTCACCGAGTCGTACATCCCAACCAGGTTGATGGTGATTGCCGCATCGCCTTCCGAGTCGGTCGGATCGACGCTGGTGATTCGCGCCTTCGGGATGATGTAGTTGATGGTGTACTTGTAGGCGGTACCGGCTTCTGCGGTCGACTGCGCCTTGAAGGTGACGTCGGTCAACTCCTGCCCTGTCACATACCGCTCCCACGGAACAACCGTAGAGTCGAGCAGGATGACCAGCTGCGCCGTGACGGTGCGCGATCCGCGCAGCAGCTTGCCAGCATATGCCGGCGCTGTCGTCGTGGCATCGTAGGTGAGCGTCTGCGTTGAGTCACCGGGGCAGCGATCGTTGAGCCGGAGATTGTTCGCGACCTCGACCGACCAGCTGCGCAAAGTGCAACCAGAGCCCGAGAAGGTCGTCGTACCATCCGCGTCAGTCCAGTAGACCGAGACCCCCGCGCCAGTCAGGCACGCGGCCAAGTCCATCGTTGAAGGCAGTGACGTCAGCCCGTGCGGCGTGGTGAACTTGCCTGAGCCAACGATATCAGCGGAGTATTGTGGTCTATCGGCTCGATTCTGAGAGAGTCGAAACCGATCGACCACGCATCCAGCGAATCGATGGCTTGCACCGCCAAGCTCCGCCGCCATAGCAAACGACGGATACTGGCGACCACTGGCAATCGGCAGCATACTGCAAGAGTGCTTATATGCCGTCGTGCCGCCCTGCTGCGCTGTCGTCACCGTGCCGCCCAGAGCACGCAACGCCAGACGTCCGGCGATGGCATAATTGACGTCATCGGTGAAGGTCACGGCAGGATGTGTCAGGTAATTCGCACACCACTGAGTTGCAAACTCGTGGCCGTTACCTGGCACTCCGGCATCGTTCAGAAACTCGACCTGTGGCAACACGAAGGACGCCTGCTGGCTTCGAATCTTCGCGTAATTGCTACCAGTGGCCGACCCGTCATTGTACGCGGTCTCCACTGTTTTGGTGACGTATAGAGCTACGTCATTACTTAAATATTGCGGCATATTGCCTCCTTAGCAAGGGTCAATGGTTATTGAGCCTACGGCGAAATGCAGAAGCTCGCCGCCATATACATTCAAGTCGATAGCCCAACGAATCGGCTGGCGTCGCTTGAGTGCGTTTGCCAGCGTCGCGACATCATCGAGGGCTGCCGTAATCGCGTCCAGTTCCGTATTAAACGCCAAGTCCGAGTTGGCGGTGCGGTTGCCTGTCTGGTAGTAGTGCAACGCCCATATGTCATATGACCATTCGCGGTCAACGCAACGCATAGCGACTTCACGCCCATTGTCCTGGCTGCGCGTTATGACGTACCCGTGAACACGATCATTGTCCGCCGATGATCGCAACAGGCCCGGCCACGTGTCCTGCTTGACGCCAAGCACCCACCACGGATAGACGACGGCCAACGGAGCCGCGGTTGTAATCACGCTCTCCAGTGCCGTCCTGATATCAAGATCCGTGTAGGTAGTCGACATTATCGATTCATCCTCACGCGCGTCTGTCCGAGTATGCCGGCATAATCAGCGCGTACCTTGTCCAGTGCTGGCTCGATGTAGGGCCGACGTGCCATAAAGCGCGTGCCGTATTCCAGATAGGCCGCATAATTGGCATTGATGGTAACGGTAGCCTGAGCCTCTCCGGTCATCTGCCAGTTGATCGAATTCGTCAGCGTGCCGGTATCCATCGCCGGTGCCTCACCGGGGGCTGACGCAATGTGGACCGCCGTCCGCCCTCGACGATAGGCGCGGCCTGTCTTTGGTAACGACATCAGGCGCTGCATTTCAGCAACAATGCCTGAAGCCATCGCGCGGACCACCATCGACGCCTGACTGCCCATCTGCTGGACAGCTTCGGGTGTAACCTCGACGTCATAGCGCAATGGATCAGCCATTATCGGGCTCCGTGCTGTTCTCAGCCGGATCGCAGGTCAGGATCCAGCCGCTTCCAATCTGTTGCATTGGGCGAAGGGCAGATATTCGATAGGCCTGTTGCCGGCCGTTGACGTCGATCACTACCTTTGCCCCGGTATGCAGATTCTTGTCCAGCGTCACGGTCGAGACTTCGCTGGTCATCCAGATTCGCACTTGGTTTGATTCGCTCTTGTTGTCGCGCTGCACGTGCCAGCCGTGACGCGTTGTGAAGACCTCGACCTCCCCATCGGCCGGCGTCATCTTGTAAAACGTCAGGCTCGCTGACGACCCGTAAAGAGCGCCGCGCATCATATTCAGTGTCGATGCATTAAGCAGATTCATCCGCGAACAAGCCTCCCCGAATGACACAAGCCGCTGATCAGCTGGGATACCGCCACCGGCAAGCCAGCCTCCTTCGCTGACGGCGCGTACTCGACCGTAACGCCGTCCGCCTGAAAGCGTGCTATGCGCTGCCCCTCGTTTGTCTCGAACCCTTCCAGGTATGCAATCGCAAGCTCACATTGCGCGTCTTTGACGACATCGGGAATCTCGGTTGATTCGTAATACTCGCCCCAGAATCCCATCGAGAAATCGTTGAGCCGCTGATTAGCTGTCCCGGTTAAGGCGCTGTCCTTCTTTGGCACCTCATACCGCGGCCAAGCCAACGCCTGCTCGCCGTCCACCTTTGAGCCGCGCCAGTTTTCACGGTTCAATCTACGGGCGGCCATAAGCAAAGCGCGAATCTTGTTATCAGGCGTCGCCGCATCAAACGCATCGGCATTGATCCGGTTGTGATCGCGATATGTGGCAAACTCGGCCAGCGTCACATAGGACGTACTGGCCGAGCCTCCCACCGTGGTTATGATGTCGGTTGTATTCGGCATCGGTTATCACTCACCCCTTTGGACGTGGCTTCCTCGGCTTTCCTGGCATTTCTGGATCACCTCCCTCTGCCTCGATTGGCTTGTGGGAAGAGGCGTCATCGAGCACCCGCCAACCCATCGACTGCATCGACTCCGCCTCTTCGGGGTGGACATCGGCCGTGGTCGGCCCGCCGAGATGGGCGGGCTCTTCACGGTACATTGTGATCAGCTTGACTGACATAATCCCCCTCTACGGCTCTCTTACCCGATCAGCGTCGCGATGTGCGCCGGCTTGACAGCCTTGACACCCCACGCCATACCGACCTCATAAGAGATCTGACGATACTGGCGATAAAGCGCAACCTGGAACGTCAGATTCGAAATCGGATCGGTGATCTCGGTCACGTCGTCGGCACCATCACCGCCAGCCGGCATCGCCGGAGCGCGAGTGATCAGGTGCAGCGCGTTACGATGAAATGCGACGTTCGGCGTGTAGCTGTTACCGACCGCCACAGTATCGTTGTCGACCCACGCCACGCGGTTACCCGGAGCGTTGATCACAACCACGCCACCAGTCAGCGCCGTACCGACAACATACTTGTTGGAATCGCGGCCTGACTGCGAGTTGGTGAAGATATCACCAGCCAGGATCGTTCCGGATCCAGTATCGACCGCGAACGACGTCGAACCAGCCGCGTAACCAGCACCCAGATTCAGCTGATAGCTGGCACCGGATCCCTTGGTGTGGACAGTCACGCCGGCTGAGTTGTGGAGATTGAGCCCCATAACTTCGCCGATCATACCCATTCGCAGGAACTCAGCTGTACCGGCCTCATTGACCTTGAAGAGGACCGACTGCTTACCGCGAAGATTGGCCATCGCGGCTGACCCCATCACCAGGTGAAGATCGGTCTGCGGTGAGCCGTTGTCGTCGAGAATCTGACGGACACCGGCAAAGTCTGACAGATCGCCAGCCGTGCCAAAGGGAGCCGTGCCAGCCGTACCATAGCCACGTGACGCACCCTTGTATCCCGCAGCCCATAGATCAGTCTCAATCTCGTTGACCAGCGTGCGCATCGCCTGAGCAAATTGATCACGGAGGACGTTGGCTAGCTGTGGACGATCGCCATTCGAGAGACTGGCCTGCTCTTCGCCAGTCCAGTTAAACGACACCTTGCGCGACTTGCTGATCGTCATCGAACCAGATCCGACGGTGATATCGGTGCCGGTCGACGGCGTAGCCGCTGGCGTGATGTCAGCTGCGGTCATCGACGGGACGACCGGATAAGTGATGGTCTGATTGAGCCCAGCGCGCTCCGCAGTGGAGTTGCGAAACACGGCCGGTATAAATCCAGTGAGCTCACGGGAAACGGTATCCGCCGCCTCGTAGATCACCGGCAAGATGGAGCTAAGTGTATTTGCCATTCAGTTCTCCTGATCTTACTGATCTGTGATTGACCCGCCTCCTCTAATGAACTCCATTCGCTGCGCTGGTGAGAGTGCATCAAAGGACTTGCGGCTCATTGCTTTGGCGTTGCCGCCCGCTTTGTTGCCGTTTGACGCTCCGGAACCTCCCGTCCCTGACGCCTCGAACGCTCGACCAAAAATCGGATCATTGCGCATCTCCTCGATCAGATTCCTGATCGTAAATGGAGTGCCTTTGACATCGGCGATCCGTGGCTGGCCCTGAGCGTCAAGAACCCGCACGGTATAATCGCCGTCTTCCTCAAAGATCTTTACCCGCTGCATAACGTGCGGGAGTAGCAGAGCCGGTGTACCCTTGAGCTCGGATATGGCCGACGTGGCCTGAGCTTCAATCAGGGAGCGCTCAAGTGCGTTCTGCATCATCGCCAATTTGGCGTCGCGCTCCGATATCTCTGCATCGTACTGGCCCTTGTACTTCGTCAAGTCCGCTTGCAGTTGCTTCTTAAGCTGATCTTCACGGGTTGCCCAGTCGCCAGCCTTCTGTAATTGCTTGGCCTCGATCTCTTCCCGTTCCGCTATCAGCTTCTGGTACTGTTCGACGTCCACGCCCTCAAAGCCTTTGAGCCGCTTCTCGGCCTCAGCCTTTTGCTTGCGCTCCGTCTCCAGTGCCTTCTTCAGTCCGCCGACTTCGTGAGCAAGTTCAGCCTGAAACACGAACTTCCCGTCCTGTTCCAGCAATGAACCGCGCAACCATTCCGGCGCGTCGTCTCTACTGTCAAATACCTGTTCGATTGGTGGCATCATCCCTCCCGGATGGTGAGAGCGGCATCCCGCCGCGTGTGGTGATCACCCTGCCACAATTGGCAGGAAAACTTTTTGTGCTATCCGGCCTGACCGCGATTGAAGGCATCGATCAGCTGGCCGCCAATGTTGGCCGTGTCAGCCTCGATGTTAAGCTTCTCCTGCTCGGCGTCGAAGTCCTCTGGTAGCTTGCCGGCCGCTTGGAAGACGGAATAAATCGTGTCGAGTGAAAAGACCTTATTCGCGCCCTCAATCCAGACGCGCATCTCTTCCGGCGTCAGTGTCAGATCGGTCATTGTCGACCCAAGCGACACACTGCCAGCCTCGAGTCCTTCATATGCCGCCGTATACTGCAACGCCAGTTCAAGCGCGTCTTGCAATGATCGCGCAGCGGTCGCCAAGTCGGACTCCTCCTTGACGGTGTTCAACATATTCTCGGTGGCTGTCGCCGGTGCTGGCTTATTGCCGGCAAGCAGAGACAGCCCAAGGACCGACATCTGTTTTTCGAGATGGTCGATGTCTGCCTTTGCCGCACCAAGCGCTGCGCCGGTCGTCTCAGCAAAGTCGACGATTCCATTCTGGCTGTCAACGTCGAAGAAGGTGTATGGGCCTATGGCCTCGACCTTGCGATTGGTGTCGCGACCGCGGAACCAAAGAATCGGACGGCTGGCAATGTGCAGATAGGTTGAGAGATCGCTGTACTTTTGGTAATGAGCCAGATTGATCAGTGCCAAGTCGAGCAGCGGTGGTTTGCTGGTCATCGCGCCTGTCTTGCGTGAGTAGCAGACTGAGACCGGAATATACGGCAGGCCGGTCGTGCCTTCAGCCTCAAGGACATATATCGTATTGCCGGCCGCATCCTTCTCTTCCCGGAAGAGCTGCCAGCTCCCAGGGCGCAGGACGCGATAACGCTCGACCTCCTCTTGCCCGTACTCACCATCCGCCTCGTAAGATTCCTCTTCGAGAACAAGCAGCGTCAGAACCTGCTGCCCGTTGATGTTCTCGTGACGCCAATTGACGATCTGGTCGGCCTCATACATCACCCAGTAAGGGCGACGATTCAACGCTCGTTCATCGGCGAGAGTCGCGCCAGCAGGAAGCGCAGGCGGCATATCGACATAGATGAGTGAATGCCCGTACTTGCAAGCTGACGTGAACAGCTCCTTCGAGAAGACCGCGCCGTGTGTGCCGGCGTTGTCGATGTTCTCCCAGAGTTGCATCAAGCGTGGGGGATTGTCCTGAGCTAATTCCGGATCCTTACGAAAGACCAGTCCGACAAGCCCGTGCAAGGTTCGTTCAAATGCATTGAAGAAGATCGCCCGGCGAAGGCGGATGGCAAAGTCACGCTGATCTTCAGCCGGTTCAAGCGGCAACCACTTTGCACCACCGTCACGCAAAGTAAGAGTGCCTTCAGCCACGGCCTCGACGATCTCCCAATTGCGCTCCATCGAGTCGTGTTCTTCACGGTGATAATTTGGCTTGTTCGGATCTTTCTCGTTCACGGCTCTGATATGCCACAAGCAAAGAAATTATTTTTTGCAAGCCCATCGCGTGGGTGTATAATTACACCTATGACTTACACCGTATCACGCTTAATGTTCCCCGACGCGCCGGCCGGCACCAAGTCGGGCATATGCTCAATTTGCGGTATAACCGACGATGGCCAATATCTGCGCAACGATATTCTCGACAAGACCAGTGCCAACCTCACTTCGATATTCGATATGCTGAGTCCGGTGATGTGCCGCTATTGCGTCGCAGTATGGCGTGAACCGAAAAAGTATCATCGAGCCGTCTACGCCGATTCACGCGCGATCCTGTTTCCGGTCATATCGCGTGACAGCGTAACAGATGAACGTCCGTTATGGACTGACGTACTACGCGCAATGCCGAACAACGAATACCGGGTTGTTATTCTGACGACGGATCCAAAAAAACGCACCTGGCCATTGGCCAGAGTAAGCTGCGGTGATCGTTGCACGATATATCTGCATGATCCCTCTCGCGGCATATCTGGCAACATACATCTATCTCTTAAGCGATGGCGTATGACTTTATCTGTGATCGAGTCTGCATATGACGCAGGCTTTGCCAAACCTGCAATCTCGACATCACTCTACACATCACACAAGATCGCCAATGTCTTTGGCTTAGACCGCACGCGGCAACTGGAATCAGCATTGGCCCTACTGCGTCCTACGCCGGAATTTCAACCTGCATTGATTATTGCTCAGAAAGGAATCGATGAGTCTGCATAAACCATTTCGCTTTGTGGCGACCGCTGCCACAACCATTGCTCACGGTGAGGCCGGAGCAAATTCCACAGGACCCAATAACACGACATTATTCGCGCGGGAGTTGACTCTGTTGCGACGTGATCAATTGGGCTTTTCGGCGGACCAGGCGGATGAGGCTATCGCTATGGTATTGGCCGTGATGCCAATCACCAAAAGCGCTGCCGACTTCCTTCGGACGCTATCAGGCGGTGAGCTTGTAGCCACGTTGTTTGCTGCTCAGTTCCCGATAGTCTATTCGGGGGAGGGACAGGGCTTGTTTTCAGGACTTGAACGATACCAGTATTTGACTACTCGTTTAGTGGATGCCGCTACGTCCTGCTCCACGCTGCCGACCGCTTGGGGCTACGTATCGCGAAAGCTGTCACTGACCGCACCGGGAGTGGCCGCACAAAAGCCGTTGCTGGCGCTGTTCGCCTTACCTAAGGCCATTCAATCGGCCGCACTTACGGCAATCCTCAAGGCTCCAGAGCTGATCGTTATGGGAGCGCGTCTACTAGCGGACAGCGCCAAAGCGACCAATGCGCAATACGCCGATGCGGCAAAAGTCGAGCTTGAACGTGCCGTTACATATTCAGCAACTGATACGCAACTCGCCGAATTGGCGGGTGACAACGGACGCACACTTGCTGCGCGCATTCCGGCTCTCTCTGGCAACTCACTCCGTCACAACCTGATGCGAGCACCGGGAGCGACACGACTTCTGACCGCTTTAGGCCTGACACCTGACCGTGAGATTGTACCGATAGGCGTTGAACGCTTTTTGTACTCAGGCGGTAACACCACAAAGGGAGCGCGCGCACCAGGAGCCGCCGATTACTACGAGGCCATTGTCCGACGCGAATATCCGCTGATTGACGCGCTTGGCGGGTCAATGGATCAGTTTGTAATGACTCGATCAGCCGCTTCAATTGCGTCGTGGATTGTGTGTCGAGAAAACAATTGGATTACCGAGAAGAAGACTGGTGGCGCGGTACGATCCGATGCAAGTATCTTTGATCTGGTCAGCGAAATCACCCGCACCAGATCCGGCATTGGTGGCAAGGACAAAGAGTCTGGCCAGATGATTTTTTCCTATGAGGTCTTAGCTGCCCAGACATCGACCCTAATCGAGATCAGCTGGCAACCCTACACACTGCCGTTGACCGTGGGAGCTACCTTCTCGGCAGTGCGCGATTGGGCTGCCCAGGGGGGATTCATCGGTGCAAGGGCTGCGCAGGGACACTCGCAGTTAATACCTGATTTTGGCGATGAGGACCGCTTCCCGCTGGCTGATCATTATGAGGAGTATTTGCTTGCCAACGCTGAACGACTGCGCGCTGGCTTGGTCAATGCCACCTTCTGCACGGAGGCCACACTATGCGCCGCGTAACCCACCTGCCAGAACTAGACGCATATGGACGCAGCATTGCCTGCATCTCACTTGAACCATTACAGATAACAATGCGCACCGTGTCGCCGGTATCAAGTAATGACCCCGTTGCGCTTGATGGCGTGCTGGCTTATGCGATGGTGATGGAAGCAATGCGTGGAAAGCCATTCCCGCAATCAGGTGGCCCTTTCTGGCAGCCGCTTCCCTTAAAGCTGGATCGACTTGTCAATGACTTGCCGTTATGGACTAGTACGGATTTTTTGCCGTTTGATGTTCACAAGCGATTAACCCATATCCACCGTCGCACTGCCGATAATCCATATGCGATGATCGGCCTGATGCAAACGATTCACGCCAAGCGTCCGCGCCGTTTCCCTTCGTCAGCTGCCGGCCCCTACATGGATTATCGCGTTCCGGATCGTCGATACGTGGCCGACCGATGGGTTGCTACGTGCGTTGGTAATTTGGCCGAAGTTCAACGCTTGCTCTCGATGGTGCAGTATTTTGGCAAGGGCTCAAAACGAGGTTGTGGGTTTATTGACGAGTGGCAGGTTGAGCCGATTGAACGCTTCAGCTGGCGAGATGCAGAAGGGTTCGCGCTTCGTCCCATACCCACAGACGAATCAGATACGGGTGTTGGAGTACGACAGGGATTTACGCCTCCCTACTGGCTCCGTGACACGTGGGTGATGTGCGAGCCTTCCATAGCGGGACAAATGCTGTGATCCGCGATTGGGCAGACTATGGCATTACGGGCAGCGTCCACACCGGCAATCCGGCTAGGGCGCTGCCTTACCGCGCCAAGCTTATGCGGCGCATCAATCGCGCTCTCGATGACCTGCGGCAGCTGGACGCCTCGACCTGTGGACGCTTCTACTCGGCGCTTTCCTTTGGTGCCGACTCGCTGGTCGCTGATCACCTGATGCGCCGTGTATGGCCTGACAAGCCGGCGATGTGGGTCAACCAGGGGCCACTTGCCGAGTGGCCTGACTGCCTCGCGCTCAAAGATGTGATGGTCGCCGATGGTCTCCCGCTGGCGGAGCTGACGCCTGATATTACGCTCTATGACTGGTACCGCCAGCACGGCATACCGACGGCATCATCGATGAGCAATCCCGAAGACAAGCGGCTTAACGAGGCGCTGATGTACGCACCCATCCGCCGCTACCAAGCTGAAATCGGCGCACGTGGCTTCCTGTGGGGCTTGAGGCACGATGGGGAGGGTAGCCATAGGGCACTGCTCATCCGAAGCCGTGGCACCCTGTTTACGCGCCAAAGCGACGGCATCGTCGTCTGCTCTCCGGTTGGCAATTGGACAAAACACGAGATATGGGCCTACATCGATCTGCACGAGCTATCGTATCCGGCAATGTACGACGTGAACCGGCTGGAGGTCCGCAATGGTCCACCGCTGGGAACATCAGCCTTGAATATGGGGCGGATCGTCAAAATAAAACAGAACTTCCCGCAGATGTGGCGCGTCATTGTTAGCGAATTCCCAGAATTGCAAAGATACACTTGACTTCCTTTTTGGGTAGGTGTACAAGTACACCTATGATGACTATCACTCACAAGCCGATCAAGCGATATTTGGGAATGGACGTTTACGCGGCCGCTCGTGAGCGTATCGCGTGGACCTTTGACACGTTCCCTAAAATTTACATCTCCTTCTCTGCCGGGAAGGACTCAACCGTAATGATTCATCTGGTAATGGAAGAAGCCCGGCGACGCAATCAGCGCGTCGGCGTCTTACTCGTTGACCTTGAGGGTCAATACAAGCTGACGATCGATCACGCACTGGACTGTTTTGCACAATATCAAGACCTGATCGATCCATACTGGATATGTCTACCGATACACCTTCGCAACGCAGTCAGTCAGTTTGACTCGCATTGGATCTGCTGGGAACCGGGCAAGGAAGATGCGTGGATCAGGACTCCGCCATCTATAGCTATCACCGATCAATCATTCTTCCCGTTCTACACTTACGCAATGGAGTTTGAAGAGTTCGTACCAGCGTTCGGCGAATGGTATGGACAAGGAGAGCCGACTGCCTGTTTTGTCGGCATCCGATCACGTGAGAGCCTGAACCGATGGCGAACAATTGCCGGGCACGGAAGCAAGTACGATGGCCGCAATTACACCAGCCAAATATCGGCGCATCTGTGCAACATTTACCCTATCTACGACTGGCACGAAACGGACATATGGACGTACCACGCCAAGAGCCGGACTTCTTATAATCGCCTATACGACCGAATGCATCAGGCCGGCCTCACGCTCCATCAGATGCGGATCTGCCAGCCTTACGGCGATGATCAACGCAAGGGTCTATGGCTGTTCCAGATCATTGAGCCTGAGACGTGGGGACGAGTGGTGGCTAGGGTTAATGGCGCGAATGCTGGCGCGCTTTACGCTCAAGAGCGCGGCAATATACTCGGCAACTTCGTAATCAACAAACCAGATCATCACACATGGAAGTCCTTTGTCCGGATGCTCCTCGACTCGATGCCGGACCACACGAAGGAGCATTACGACAACAAGATCGCCATTTACATCAAATGGTTTCTCGATCGCGGACGGACGATGGCGGACATGGAAGATGATGGACCGATTACCAAGGGACATTTCAACTGGAAGCGCATCGCTAAGGCGCTCCTGCGGAATGACTACTGGTGCAAAGGGTTATCCTTTTCACCTCACAAAAGCACGGCATATGAGAAGTATCTGGAGTTAATGCGTCGACGACGCGAGAAGTGGAGCATTGAGATATGAACCTTTTTGAACAGACTGATATCGAGGAGATAGGCCGGCTTGCCGACGCTATATGCGCAAAGATCGCCGGATTGACCTTAGAATCAAAAGTCGAAGTGCTTAATTTAATCCGCCAATCATTGCACAATATCTCCCCCTTCAAGGATGAGCCGGTGGATCTCGTCTTATGGGTTAAAGGCGACAATATCCAAGCCAATGACTATAACCCCAACTCCGTCGCCCCGCCTGAAATGAAGCTCTTGGAGCGATCAATCACGGCTGATGGATATACCCAGCCCATAGTCACATGGGATCAATCAACGCATCGCGAAGTGGTTGACGGCTTCCATCGCAACCGAGTCGGCAAGGAATCCACTCAGGTCAAAGCGCGTGTGCACGGATATTTGCCCGTCGTTTCTATTAATGCCGGCCGCGAGGATCTCAATGATCGAATGGCCGCGACGATTCGACATAATCGCGCACGTGGCAAGCATCGAGTAGACTCAATGTCTGAGATCGTGATGGAATTGAAAAAGCGCTGCTGGACTGACGATCGCATTGCCGTTGAGCTTGGAATGGAGCCCGACGAGGTGTTACGTCTATCACAGATAAGCGGCTTGGCCGAAATATTCGCCAATAAGGACTTTTCGCAAGCGTGGGAAGTGGAATGGCTGGAAACCGAAGAGGAGACCATTGATGAAACAAAATAGAATCACAACGAAGATCAACCGGGACTCATTGCGGTTGCTGCGGCTTATCGCGGCAGCCACGGGAGAGCGTCTCTTTGCGGTCCTTGATCGCATCGTTAGAGAAGAGTGGGCGCGCGTAGAACCAAGTATTACATCAAGCCCGACCGCCTCAACTCCTCCCCTATCTGATAAGTGACCGCTCCCAAGGCTTCGCAGAACCTTTCCTCATCATCATTCGCGGCGGCTGGGTCAGACGGGTTGTGAACATCAAGACCTTGCCGCCGTGCCCATTCCAGGACTGCGTGGGTAGCCTCGTGGCTGATCGTGCCCTGGTCAAGGTCTTGTCGATTGAAATGGATCTCTCCGATGTGTACCGGTCGCCGCCGTCGTGGCCACAGGCAGCACGCTATTACCTGTCGCACATCCTGTCCTGTGTCTGCTGTCGCCAGATACCCGCGCAATGCCTTTCGTGATTCCCAGACGTGCACCGAGTAGTACGGCCGCCCATCTTCCGGATGGATGCGAAAGGTGCAGATCATCCCCGCTGGCAAGATTCGCCGTCGCGTCACGCTTCGCCTCCCATTCGTACCACCGCCCGTGCTCCGTCAACTGCCGAGTAATCCTCATCAGTTGACGCGACGTGAATCGGCGCTTGTATGGTCACACCGTGTGTCGAGTCGGTTAGCCAGAAGGCTTGCCGGGGTGGCTCGTAGTGAAAGTTCGAAATGTACGCATATTCGTCATAACCCTTGAGGCTGCCGTTTACGATCAGATTCCGCAGAAACGATAGCTGATGCCAGTGCCCCATAATCATATAGTCGTACGGCCGGCGTACCGCTTGTTCGCGTTGGCGCTTCCTTGCGTCGCCAATCATCAGCGGGGACAGCAGGCCGGCTATGCCGGATCCGCCGCGAAACTGATCGCCGTGGGTCAGGAGATACCGGGTCGAGTAAATGACGTATGGCTGATCAGCGGCCTCGCTGATAGCAAAGCTGATGCCCTTCTCAGTCGATAGCAGCTTGGCGATCAGATGGTAAAAGAAATAGTCAAAGTTATCCTGAGCGCGGTTCTTGGCGTGTGGCTTGCGCTGGCGTCGACCGTGGTTGCCGACCACGCACGGCATAAAGACGCGCCCGAAGACATCCCGCAGATGACGGATGCCCGAGGCCATCGGCTCTGCCCAGTAGAGCAGCGACTCGAAGATTGTCGCCGCGTTGGTCTCGACCAGCTCCTCGTGGATGATGCCCGAGAAGATATCCCCGCCCAGTGGCAGCACCATTCCTTCATACTTTAGCCCGTGCAGATAATCACGGGACAGCTCGACCACGTTGTCAAAGAAGTTCCTCAGCCGCTTCTCGGCAATCTCCCGATTGTACGCGTTGACGTAGTTGACCTGTGCCGGATATACAACCTCATCGAGATGCAAGTCGGATAGCATCGCCGTCGGTATGGTGGATTTGTCACCACGGCGTGGTGACTTTGTTAGCCAGCGCGGGACGTCCATCTGTGCCCCGCGCACCATCCGCGCAAACTCTTCGCCCTGGCGAAGCCTGTCGCGCTCCTGCAATAGCAGATCCCGTTCCTTACGGATCGCGGCCGTCTGCCGGCGCATTGTCGTTGTTCTTGCTGTATCAGTCGGATCGTCGCTATCGGTTGCAGCCCGAATCACGGCGGCGGACGGCGCGTCATACTCTGGCAGTCCGGCGATGTGCCGGAGCTGGCCTGCCTGCCATTTGCGGACGTATTTGGTGATCGCGCCATACCCGATCGTCGTACTTTCGCAGGTGTGCGTGATGTTGCGATTGTTGGCGAGATACGCTTCGATTACTGCCTTGATCTGATCGTCAGAAAGCGGACGAGCTCCCATAGTCACCTCCTGCCGGAGAGACTACGCGAAAAACAATATAAAAAATCTACGTTTACTTTTTGGTGAAATGGAACTGGACAAGATCCGAAGTTATTGGTATAGTCGCCTCACGTCAGTTTGTTCCATTGTGTTACTACTCCTTATTGGGACGGTGCTGGTGGCCGTCCCGTTGTACCCCATTTCGCGTCCCAGCCTTCCTCAGCCTTACCGCTCTCTCTACATTAAGAGCTTGAGTTGCTGCACTTGATTACAAGAAATTATGTATTCAATGCGTCGTCGTGCAATTTCAGCATATTCGAGTGACTGTTCCATCCCGATAAACCTGAAGCCCTCCAGCATAGCCGCGCAGCCGGTTGAGCCGCTACCTGTGAATGGGTCAAG